TTCTCCGCCTCGTCACCCCATGTAGTTTCTACTTGGTTGCCCTCCTTGTCTGTAATAACCATCTTTTGGTTCTTGGCAATGTCCTTTAACTTGTCTTTAAAGTTTCCGAACACCTTTCCATCTCCTTTGAACATCTTGAGGAGAGCAGCGTGAGTAACCTCGTGAGCAATTGTTCTTGCGTTTGCTCTATCAAGGTTGATATGAACAGCACCTTGGATATTACCATCAGCAGTAGGCTTGTACACAAACTGACCGCGAGTATTAGCAGTACCTCCAAGAGTTCCCATCGCATTGTTATATGACTCATCATTTTCATGGAGGACAATGTTCATGTTAGGGAAGAGGGACTTGAGTGCCTTAACTGCACGAGATGCTTGGGCAACAATCTTACCCTTCTTCGGGTCTTGAGCAGTACGAGTTTGCAAGTCATTCATAGACTGAGTTCCGGCTACAACGCCCATGCCCTCAGCCTCTTTAATTGAATTGTCAAACTCTTCGTCTGTAATCTCGGGTTGCGCTTCCTCCTGTACAACTTCTTGTTGAGCAGTAGGGATAACTCGACTCTCCACGTTGTAACCAAGGTTAGCCAATTCTTGTTTAGCGTTCTCAATGGCGGCATCTTTTTTAGACTGACCTCCTCTTGTAGGAGCGTTGATAGTAAGAGATCCGTCCTCATTTAAATTGATAACGGTGCCTGTTGACTGCTGAACCTGATCGATGTCGCTTTGCATCGCCTCTTGTTCCTTGGCTTCTTTTGGAGTTGCTACTATTTCTTCCTTCCCACCTTCTTTGGTAACACCTTGCCCTTCGAGGACTGGTTCCACTCCTTTACGTTGACTCCCTGCTTCTCCAGTTTCTTGCGGTTCGCGTTGAAGAACTTCTCCTGTGCTTGACTTTTGTACGGCATTTTCTTTTGGTTTTGGTTTGTATGTTTTTCCTATTATATCAGTTGCCTTTTTTATAATATCCGCTTGTTCATCTTGAGTTGTAAACTCGTCAAACGTAATTCCATTAAGTTCACCATTAGCGTTTAATGTAAAAGACTGAACACCAATTTCTTCTAATTGCTTGTTCATCTCTTCTCTTGCATCAGTATTTTTCTGAGCAACATTAATAATAGAGGCTAACTCTTTTTCTTTTTCAGTTATTTGATTGTTAAGTTTAACGTCAACAATATTTTGACTTTCATAGTTTTTTTGAGCTTCCTTTAATTCATTTAAAGTAAGTGACTTGTCTAAAACTTCTGATTGTGCGACATCGTCATATTTAACAAAATTTGGATTAGAACTTAACTTGTCATACTCCTTTTTTATCTTTTCATATTCCTTCTCTACTTCAGAACCTTTAAAATCTTTTGAGAGTTTATCCGCTTCAGAAATGATTTCAGTATACTTTCTTCCAATCTGTAACTGGGTTAACTTTAATGTTGTGTTGTTAGCCTTTTCGCTTATTAAAGTTCTTACGCCTTTTACGCTAGATCCGACTAAACCTATTGTACCACCTATAGCAGCAGACTCTGTAACAGCCTCAAGTGTCTTTCCCATCCCCCCTGTCTTAGGGTCAAATATTTGAATGGTCTCGTCTGTTGTAGCGGCAAAAGCTGATTCTGTAAATAAGGTTTGAGTACCCTCTTCAACCTTTTCGTTAAATGTTTTTACAGTTATTACTTTTCCGAAGTTTCTACCAATACCAATGGTTCCCTCTGTAAGTTGACGAGCGATTATTTGAGGAGCTAATTTTTTAGCGATGCCTTCTTCTATGGTTTTTTTCCAAAAAGATTTAACGCTTATGCTTTCTGTTGTGTTGAAAAATGAAGGCAACAAACTTTCGAGCATTGCTTCCGTACCTGCGATTATTCCACCGCCTAAAAAAGCCTCTCCTGTTGAGTACCCTGCCTTTTGTAGTTTTTCGGCATAGTCACCTGTAGATCTTATTGTGAAGTATACAGTTGTTGGACTAACGGCTATTTTACCCAAAGCACCTATTGCTCCTCTCGTTGTTGCTAATTCTGCAAATCCTGCACCACCTCCTGTGAAATAAACGGCTGCTAAGTCTGGTACTGCACCTGCACCTGCATTAAAAAACCAATTCGCTCCCCATTTTTCATAGTAAGGATTGGATGCCCATTGATTTATATTTTCTTGTAGTTGACTTGTAGCAGCTAATAATTCATCACCGCCAGTCCATTCTTTCTGATCCGAATCCTCGTCAGTTAACACCTGACCTAAATACATACCTGTCTTTGAGATTCCAATAAGGGCGTTAGCGAAACCTCCCATTAATCCTTTGCCACCAGCCTCTAATACGTTATCATCCTCGGCTTCCTTTCTAGCAGTCTCATCGTCTTTTCTTACCTTCTCTCTATAGTCCTGGAAGTCATACAAATCATTTTTTACTCCTGTTAATTTATCGCTTTCGTAGTTTTGAATGGAAGTCAAAGTGTTTGACAAACCTCTCATTGCTAACAAGTCAGGATCGTCATCGTAGTAATTAAGTTTCTTTCTTAAAGCCTCGTATTCTTTTAACTGACGAGAAATATTGTTTTGGAACTGATTTACTTTTTCAATATCTTGAGAACCTGCCTTGCTTTGTTCTACTAAAACATTTCTTTCTCTTAAGATGAGTTCTGATTCAGCAACAAGTGCTTCATATTTTGCTTTTGAATTCTCGTCCTTAAAATACTTTTGGCCGTCCTGATCTACAAGAAGTGAGTTCATCTCCTGTTCAATTTCAGACAACTGAGCGTCATAGGCGTTAACCTTATCCATAGTCCCTTTAATACCCTTTACCGTCTCTGATAATTGCTCCTTTGAAGGAATTTGCAATTTAACTTTTTCAGCCTCTATTTGAGCCTCTAATTCATTCATTCGGGCGGTATAGGCAGATACTTTACCCGGAATGTTTTTAATGTCCATATTACGACCTCGTACTGTTGCCTTAGCATCGTAATGGTTGATATAGTCAGATAAACTAATGTCCCAAACATTCGAAACGAAGTTTTTATCAGACTGCATCACTAAAGACTCGTCACCCATTAACTCGTCCACTCCCTTTTCTTTTGCCTGGTTTAGTCGGTCTATGTCTTGAAACTTATATGTCTTACTTCCGTTCTCTATCTCATGTCTAATGTATTGCTCCGCTGCATGATATCTAGCGTCTCGCAACATTTGTTTGTATATAACACCTGACTTCTGATTGATTTCGTTCTCATCGTAACCAGCCTTTGCAAGAAACAACTTGATACCCTCCATCACAGTCTCTTTGTTCTTACTTGATGGAAGTAAAATGTCGCTAAAGTTGAGGGCGTTAGCCTGCATGATAGCGTTTGTCTCAGGGGTATTGTTAAGGCTGTTGTAGAAAGTCTGCTCGGTGTCCATCACATACTCCGTCTTAGGAATAGTCTCCTCGGCAATGTTATATTCCTTCCTTTCCTCGTCATCTTTATTTAGGATGTCTCGGGTCTTAACCTTAACCTTAACCTTTTCGAAAAAACGCTTTAAATCTGTGCCGAAAGAAGCCTCATCTTCTCCCTTCTTTTCTTTGGGAATAGTTACGGTTCCTGTAATTTGACCAACACTACCTTGTGGAAAATATTTTGACTTGTGTGCAGATAAGTTGTTATTAAAACTTGGCGTTAATTTTTTGCCCTCTAACTCGGGAGAATATGTGTCTTGAGTAATAACAGCACTCTTCAAGTCTTCCCACGCATTTTCGTCTTTGTACAAGTCTGATTTAGCAACGGCATTACTAACATATCCTTCCCATGTAACGTCTCCAACTACACCCTTGTAAGACCTCCCTTGGTCACCACCACCCATCTTGTTGTTAGTGAACACAACCTCGTAGTTGTCTCCGTCCATTTTAACGCCAAGAACACGAGTGTCACCTAACACTCGCAAAGCTGTTCTGTGGTTAAGGTCATCCATCTCATTATATAGAGAGGTTGCCGCACCTTTAACGTCTTTTCTTTTTGGATCGCCTGGACCTCCGTCTTCAACTTCAGAAAGAGTTTCTTCTGATGGCTTAACCTCCTGGTCAAATTGAGCCGTTGCTTGTTTAGCTTGAGCAAAAATAGGTTCTATATGTTTGCTTATAAACTTATTTTTAGCGTTCTTGGCTAAACTAATAATATCATTGTTCTTATATTGATTCGCAGGCTTAGGTGCATTGACAGACTCGTCCATAACCGAACCTTGCGTCACATCTTGTTGTTGAGGGGAGGTTTGAATTGGAGTGTTTTGATTTGAAAAACCAGGAGTTTTAACCTCCATGTTGTAAGCAGAAAGGTCCGCATTTAGTGGGTCTAAATCATCCTCTGTTTCTGCCTGTGGCTCTTCACTTACAACTTCTTCTACAGGCTCAGTACCAACCGTCTGGGTTGTCTCTGTAGTTTCGCTTGGCTGCTTTGACTCCTGCTGAGATAGCGGAGCAGATTCGTCCATAGACTCCTCTTTTTTTTTTAAGCCTTCGTATGCGTTTACATCGTAACCGTTACGACCCAATATTTCATTTACTCTTTCTGCAAAAGCAGGGTCTTCCATTTTTGATTGAAACTCTTCAAATGTAGGAGGGTTTGAAATTCTAGAGTCTGCTTGTATTTCGTTAAAGAGGTCTTGTAAAGTTGCCATATTGAAATTGTATATACAAATATACTAATTTCATTTAATAGACAAGCCTTAATTCTACTTTGTTATATTCATATTGTTATAAAAATACTTGTTAGCAAAGTCACTAAACTTTACACCTAACGATTTTTCAATAGCCGCCTGATTTTTTTCAGCTACTGATTTTAAAGGATTTTCAGAAACATTGCCGTACCTATCTTTATAAGTTTGGGTATAACCACCAACAGCTACTATAATGTGCCTAAGACCTCCATTTTCGTCAGTTAAATCTAACCATAAGTTACCTAATTGGTCTTGGTACATATCAGCCGGTTCCCCCCCTGTAACTTTACTATTTTCATCAAAATAGTTAGCGTCTTTAAATTTAGTAGACAACTCGGCTTTATCTTGAGGCATGAAAACTTGGCCTTGTGTAGGTATTCTAAATTTCCATAGCATATCACCTTTAATTGCAATACCATTATTCTCATCTTCAGGATCTGGCATAGCCACAACACCATCAACTCCATAAGCAGCTGGATCTCCACCCTTACCTTTCAATATTAATCTAGGTATATTTCTACTAGGATCTGCTACCCAAAACGCTTGGTGATTTGGACTCTTTCCTTCAAACGACTCTTTAAGGTCAGGAATATTTATTGCCATTCCTTGTACGTTTGAGGTAGGCGTTATCACTGCGTTTTTAGGAGTCTCTCCTGGCAAAACTACAGTAATGTTATTTCCTTTAGCCGCAGGAGATTCTGTTTTCTTTTCTCTTATAATTCTTTCAGCCTCAATTTTTTCATCTAAAAAATCAGCAAAAGATGCTTGTTGAAAACCTACCTCCCCTTTATTGTGGCGTATTTCCCATTGCTTTTTAGCAATTTTATATCCGTCCTTAGATGCTAACAAGGCAGGAATTTCTTTTAATTTTTCTTTAAAAACTTCTTGGTATTTAGTTTTGTCTTCACCTAATTCAGTAATTTCTCTATCTTTTTCAGCGTCATCAATTTCTTCATTTATCCAGTCGTTATACGGAAAGTCTCTTAAAAGTGTTGGGTCAAAACTTTGAGTAGCCGCTAACTTCTCATCAGGTGTTTGAGCATTATCATAATCCTGCATTACCGTATAAACCATTTCTGGGTCAACACCATATTGAGGGTTATCAACTTTATTTCTAAACTCTTGTTTTTTAGTCTCCGCAAGAGCAGCAGTATCAGCCTCATCTTTAATTTGATTTTGCCATGTGGTATATTGTATCCCCTCTTCTGTGGAGATATTATCAATTTCACCGCCAGCGGCAACTATTCTAGAAAAAGTCTCAAGTCCCTCTTTATATTTTTGAGAGATATGCTTTTTCATATTTTCATCCACTACCTTTCCGTAGTCGAATCCTTTGAGTTTAGCTATCTGCTTCTCTTGGTTAACCCTTTGTTTTTCGGCAGCCTTAGCAACAGCCTCTAAATATCCAGACCTATCTTTAATCTCATGCACATAAGCTGCGCCTGTTCCTACTTGACCTTGCGGTACATATAATCCCGGTGTTAATGCCATACTTTTTATGATTTACCTTCATTAAGCTTTTTCAGCAATTCCATTATCGTCTCCATGTCCTTGGTGTTGCCTTGCTTCATAGCGTCCGCTGCCGCCGCTGCTGAAGTCATATCAACACCTGCGCTTACACCACCCCCAATATTTTGAAGTCCCGCTTGTTTCATCGCTGCAATTTCGTTTTGCTTTTGAACGTATGGGTCCATTTGGTTTACTTGAAAAGCCTGATCCGCATACTGTTGAAGACCTGCCTTTCCTTGGAGATAATTTTGTTGAAGACCTAACTTCTGTTGAGCCGCATTAGCAAGAAGGTCCGCAACTGTTTGTTGAGTTCCTGCACCTGCTTGAACCAAAGCACCTAAACCTGCTGCTCCCGATGGAGCCATGTTTGCAATGCTTTGAGTGGTGTTGGCTAAACTTTGATTTACCCCTTGCATTTGTTGAGCAAGTCCCGGAGCCTCCCCTTGAGCCAAAGCAAGTTGACCTTGGTTGGCAGCTTTAGCCTCTTTATAGTCGTATACAGGTCTGTTCCCAAGATTTTTTTGAAGTTGCTTGGCTTTAATAAGTTGGTAAACACCCATACCCAATGTACCAGCCATTTCAGCCGCTTGTAAATATGGGTTTGCCTTTCCTAATAATGATGCTGTGCCTGCTCCTGTCTCTGCCATAACTTAAATTTTATTCAAATATACAAATTTTATTGCATGATAGGTTCTGAAGGTACGAAGTTGACGTTTGCCGAGAACAATATCATCTTATTGGTCGTGTTAGAGTTTGTCATAACGTGATTCAAAACATATCCTCTTAATTCTCTTCCGTTTAGTCTTTTCAAAACACCTGCTAGATAAGGATTAGGGTCTGATGAATCTCTAAAATATTTAGAGACGTAGTAAGACTCCTGATTTCTAAAGTTAGCAATCAAAATATTAGAAGTCATTCCTCCTGGGTATTGATTTGTTGCAGGAACTGTAACGCTCACATTAAACGGCAGATTTGATTGAGTTGTAAAAGTCAAGAATCGTTTAACGATTGTCGGATTTGAGTTGAACAAGAACTCTATTTCTTGAGTATAACCTTGGCTAAAGAATGTTAACTCTGTTCCCTTGTCCTCTTCAAACAACTCACCTATGTTTAGTAAGTTTTGCCCTCCTGTTGTATACGCCCTGTTACCAAACTGGGTTGCAAATATCACAGGATGAGATGTGTAAGAGGACCACCTCTGTCTATTAAACGAGTATACTATTCCCTCTGTCTCCAAACTAACACTAGGGGTTATTGTCAACTCTCCTGGGCAAGGTTTCTCAATAGAAACAAATCCTGGTGAAACAAGGATATCAGTCCTGTTTATACCTGCATTATAAGTTGATGACGTTACAGTAAATGTTCCGTTATTGCCTGAGTTTGTTGCGTTTGTTATAGTAAAAGAAATACCTGCTGTAAAGATAGATGTGTAATTACCACCTGAAATTTGAATCGTTTGAGGTGTTTGAAGAGAAAACCCTAAAAACTGAACGCTGTTAGGTATTTCGTTAATACTTGTTCCTGCAAACAATGCATACTCTCCGTTTGAACGATTTATATGGGAGGTTATATTGATTAATTCACCAGACGTACTTTCGTAATTTCTAATATTGTTGGTAAAAGCTCTTATACCTACAGAGAATTTTTTCTCTCCTTCGCAAATATTTATCAATCCACCTTGAGTTGCTTGTACTACAGCGGCATTGTAAAAGTCATAGAAGAATACATTGTTTTCAACCTTAGACACAGATCCTGGGTGAATACATCCGTAGTCATCATCGTGAGGACGAACACCTGCAAATGTCTTGTCGGAAAGGATTACATTATTCGTTCCGTCCCCATTAAGAGCAAATGCCTTCTGAATGTAAACAGATGTAACCTTTTTATCTTGAAAAGCCTTGAGAGTGTCTCCAATTTGGATTAACTTATTTATTCCCCCATGCTCATCTTTTAGTGCCACGTTGTTGAAAAACTCTATTCGGCTTAATCCGTTAATTTGAGTGTTGTCAATAAGGGCGTTAGTATGATAAATAGAAGCCTTTAGGTGTTGTTGTTTGGCAAATGGAGAGTATAAACCAAGTCGACCTTTATTATTCCAATTGGAAATATAAAAGTCAGAGTAGTGAGGGTCTTCACAGAACCAAGCACCAAGGTTATCATTAGCGTCACCAATATTTGCTGAACCTCCAACATACTCATAACCTGTAGACATAACTCTTTGGCGAATATAAACATCACCGCAATCTAAATAAACCTCTCCTTCGGTTACATTGTAGACTTGATTTACATCACCACCATGAGACCTTGTCGATGTGTGAGGGTTTATGATTGGAAATTCTACACCTACTTCATACCAAGGGTCATTCTCACTTTCTGCCTTAGGCGTGTAAATTTCAATTTGAAAACCTCCTGTGCAAATTGACTTATTAGTGTCTGTTCCGCTAAAAACTAAATATTGACCAAGTAGATTAGGGTCAAAATTATTTACAACCACTACTTCTTCTCCTGCTGGTCCACCTGCTGGGTCATAACTTAATACGTTTAGTTCTTGCTCAAGGTTGGATTCTTTTACTACATAAGATGGGTAATACTGAAAATTATCATAGTCAGCACCAACTGAATAAATAGTATATGAACTTGATTGATTAGTAATGTTTATAATAGCAGGAGATGTTCCGTTTAATATAACAAGGCTATAAAATTGAACTGTATCTCCTGCGTTTAAAGAGATTGTTTCGTTTGCCGTAAGTATTGGGAAAGAAAACGGAACACTACCTGGTGCTGTGTAAGTAAACCCAATATCATTAGTTGTAACTCCGTTTATAACTAATCTTATGTAGCCATATGCATCTGTTGGGATTGGAGAAACTGTATAATTTACAGAAAGAATTGTTTCACCTTGAAATTGATATTGACCTGTAGATGGGGCTGTAAATACACCTGCTGACATATTCCCATTTGGGTCATATGTTTCACTAATATAAGAGGATAGATTTAATGCGTATGTACCAACTCCAGCGACTGGTTGATTTGTTTCATTTGCGGTAAAGGCATTTATTAAAGGTTTTGCTTTGTCAAAAGTTGCTCTTTGTCTAACAAAACGCACAAAATCTCCTTTTGATGGATTTTGATTTATTGAAGCACCTAAAATATTTCCCTTATAATAATTTTCTAAAACAAGTTTAGCAGTAGAGTCGGCATTAAATATAACTTCTTTAACTGACCTTTGCTGAAAATTTGAAATGTTTGTAGACGGCTTATAAAGTATTTGATAAGTATCTGCCCAAATTGGCGGCTGAAAAGTGCTAGACAATAGGATATTAACTCTATTGTAATAAGGCTTCTTTAACAATCCAGTTGGACCATTTAATTGATTTTCGGTTAAATCGGTATTAAAAGGAACATAAACATCACCAGCAGGAACTGTTAAAACTGTTCCGTCTCTATTCGCTCTGTCATAATACTGAAATGCAAACTCGTGCTTTGCGCCAGATTTGAAAGTTCTAGTAGACTTATTTTCTCTTAACACAATAATTTTTCCATTAGTATCTTGAGTTAACTGAGCTGCCGTTCTGTTATACCATGTTTTTCCAGTTATTTTTAAAGTTGGCCAAGTAACAGATGGATTCCAAGATGAAGCAGCCTGAACAACTGAAGCTATCCCTAGTGGTAATAAATAATTCTGAAGCGCGACACATAATGCATATAATTTTAATTGATCAGTAGTGTATACGTTAGGATCAATAAAAGGAATGGTAAAATATATTGTAGGGTCAGGAGCAACTGTATTACCTAATGTTGCTGTATAATCTTTTAATTGTAATATTAAAACATCCCCTTCCTGATATCTATACTTGGTAAATGAATCAGCAACTGGATTAAATGATATATACAAATAATTAAAACCTGCATTGTAGTCGCAATAAAAAGCCGCTAATGGATACGCAAAAGTAGTATCATCAATAGCATACCTTTCAACAGAAAAAGCAACATCGCTATCGGTTATTTCTTGCTTATCGTACCCTTCGATGTAGTTGCCTATCGCAAACTCATTAGATGGCAAATATTCGATTGTTTTTGCAATCTGAGGGATTAGGTCATAATTTCTTTCAGAGTTGCTTATTGCAGGCCCAGAGGTTTCGTTTTTGAAGTCAATTATTTCCGATGAGTAGTTAGACCAGGCTAATTGACTTTTATCGTACTCTTTATATAAGAAAAATTCTCCTGTATTCCCAATACGATACGCCACACGAATTAATCTAACAATAGAAGAACCTGTGCTTATTTCTAATCGAATAGTGTTGTCAATATAAGGGTCTATGTTTACTGTTTGACCAATATATTCAGACGCGGTAGGCAAGGTAGTCTCTGAGATAGGAGACCATGCAGACTCCTCGTTATCATCATACACATACTGATAACGGAATTGAAACAACTTATTCTTTAAATTATTTGAGTTTTCAGTTGTGTCTGAATCGTATGTGAATGTCGGAGAAAATAGAGGTGGGTGTTTAATCCAATCTAAATTATTAAATGTAATTTCTGAATATCCAGCAAGGTCTGTTCCGCCCGACTGGGTGTAAAGAATTGCCTTTTGGATATTAATCTTGCGAGGAGGGTTAAACTGATTGTTAGTATAACTCTTGAAGAAATTATCTGTCCAATACAGCAAGTTATTAACAACCGATGCGTGATAAATTTGATTCTCTTTTTGGAAGTTTAATATTGAGTCTTGAAGTATTAGCTCATACTGAGAATCCTCTACAGTATATCTCCAAATAGAGTGGTTATCCTGATCGTTATAAACAAATATGATTAAAGCCTTATGCTCAACGTCCTCACAAGCTCCGATAATAATATTCGTTCCAGCTGATAGGTTAGGATTACTTTGTATAAGGTTACCTGTCATGGATTGTAAAGCACCCTCTGATGGAGCATTTACACCATAGTTCCTAGAAAACATTGCTGAACGATAGTCTCCATTAGAGATAAGACGATTTTCATCGTCAGTATTCATACCTCCGTAAAAAAATACTCCTTGTTGATACATATCTTATCGTAGTTTTAGTCCTGGAGCAGAGTAGTATGCGTCCAAAATCTCATCAATTGTATTTCCTTGAGCCATTGCTGCGTCTGCCATAGACTCTGTGTAAATACGCTCTCTATCCTTTGCGTTAACAGGATATTTCTGAGGCTCAAATTCTGCTAATTGCCAAATGATATAATTACGCATTGGCTCAATATAATAAGGCGGCACAAGTGTTTGAGCGTTTACATCTACCCCTGTACTCAAATATTCTAACACAACCTCTCCACTATCTACACCATTACTTAATTGAATAAAAGTATTAGTAGGATCAATTCTGTAATAAGCTTCATTAAAGCCACCTCCCAATGCAAACAAAGCAGGGTAGTAAGTTCCTCTCCAAGTGTGGTTAATAAAGAACACACCTTGGTTAGTAGATTCTGTATTGTTATTAATCTGTTCAAAGTTTGTTGCCTGCATTGTGGTTGGGATGTTCATGTTAACATCCAAACCTAAAGTGATTAATCGACCCCCATAGTTAAGGGCAATCTTTGAATATCTCATATAATCAGAAGGCAAAGGAGCCTGCATTAAACTATTCACTCGCAAGTGAGCAACCTTCATACAAGGGAAAGCAGTAGTACCTCGAACAACTTCTGTCATCCACTCTATAGCAATCTGTTCCAAGCGAGGAATCTCAGCAGTCTGTCCCTTCACCCTGTTCAAAGATGATTGAACAACGTATTCAATATTTTTAATTGGAGTGCCTTCCATTATACAGAGTAATTAGCAGGTCGAGGATTGTTATCCTCAACTGTATTATTAATAACTTCTTCTGGTCTTACATCAGTTGCCTTAATCAATTCAATGACACGAGCAAATATAGGACCTACAGCCGATGGCATAACCACCTCGTCATCTTCCGCTGAATCCAAGAAGGATGGGATGATGTAGAACGTGATGTTATCTGAGAGAGGTTTGCCTGTCCAGTTAACTTGTTTACCACGAATATAAAACTCAGGCTTTGCCATATTCTTAATTGTTTTTAAGAAAATGTTTTGGTCCTCAGTTTGACGAGCAAAGTAGTTGTTGCAACAATCATCTGTAGCATACTTCACACTTTTGTTTCCTGCGATTGGAGATACAGGTAAAACACTTGTGTAGTTTCCGTTAGCGCAAGTAACTCCCACAACATATGGTGTTGCCATATTTTGAGTCAACTCATTGTCTGCACTTGCAGCCTCTTGGAAAACAATGTCCAAAAGAGCAGCAATAGTGTTGTACTTATAGCGACCTAAAATATCGTTTGGCACATCACCCGATGCAAGACGTTCTTGTATTAATTCTATAAGTTGTCTTTTCGTCATGGCGTTAATCCTTTTTCAATGTCTATAACCGCGAGTGAGTTAAGATCCTTCAAGTTAATCATGAAGTATTTAGTCAACTCGTTTATAATATCGTTTAAAACATCATCCGTATATTCAAACTCAACACTTATACTTGGGTCACCAGGAGAGAAATTTGGATTGCAAGTTAATGTTGCTGAATTGCTATGAGTAGCGCCTGGAGCCAAATAGTATGGCATCCCTGTGGCTGTGATTATATCGTAGTCAAACACAGGAGTGTTTGGGTATCTAACATATGTTAGATTGATTGTCGGAATTCCTTGAGGTCTAATTAAAATCTTTTGATTCTGAATAGTCGCAATTGGTCTGGCAAAACTCGGTGAAAATAAAGACGTAGAAAGTCTATAAGAAAAATCCTTATTCGACAACATCTCAATATGACGATAAATTTGATTAGATCCGGTAGAAGTGTTTTCGTAATCATAACGACTCGCTCTTCCGTATCTCAAGTAATCACCTGGGAGAATACCGTACCCATAAGAGTCAAGTGCTAACGGAGTAGAACCGTTATCACCTAACGTAACTATAAATGGACGAAGATTATCTGTTATTTCTTGATTCTCTTCATACACTTCTAAGAAGTCATTAATCTTATCTATGTTGACATAGTCAATCGCCTCGTTGTAAATTTCGGGGGTAATAAGATTTCCGTAAGCATCCTTACCAATCTTGTTATATACTTGATTTAGTATGTCGTTAAGATTCATAATCTTCTATTAGTTATAAACTCTAATTTCAATTGGGCTGTAGTTGAAAATTGAATCACCTGTTGTAGATAGTACAATTTGATTATCATTTAATCTAACCAAATTATATAAATCTCCACCACCACCATTTAAAACTTCTGTATCATAACCACCACCTTGTATAGACAAGGTAAAGGTTTTTTCTATTGGGAAAGCACCATTTAGAGTTCCGTAATAAATTCCTGTTGTATTTCTTGTCCAAACAATGTCACCTAAACTATTTTCTAAAATAGTTGCGGTTGGTGCCGCTGTTCCTGTTTGAGACATTAAGGCTACATACGATCTATATCCTGATTCACTTGTCGTATTGTTAACCCACTCAGGTGTAATATTTTCCCCACTACAACCGCAAGAATTGTCGCAACTGCAACTAGAATCGCTACAACCGCAAGAACCACCACAAGAAGTAGATGTTTGGCCAACCAAGTTAGTAATTTTTTCAGCGTAGGTAGCTGCTGCAAGAGTGTCCCCACAAGACCTCTCAATTTGATACTGAGTGTAGTAAGCATTTGCTAAAGTTAATTCTTGAGCGTAACGAGGAGTCGTTGAGCCACAAGCCACATCCGCTGCGTAAGCCGCTGTGATTTGGTCAAGGGCAGAGTTCACGCTACATAATTGAGAGTTACACGCTACGTTGTGGTTCAATGTTTTTGTTAACACAGCAACTACAACCAAACCATCGTCTTGAGTAATTGTTAAGTTTGTCGTTAAAATCGCTGTCCACATTCCTGTAGCCAATGTATTCACAACAAGAGTTGATGCTGTTGTAGTTTCAATATATGGAGCAATTGGAGCAGGAGAAAGACCATTAGGAAAATACAATTTAATGCTCTTGCTTGACACTGTCCAGTCGCCATAGTTAGTCGTATCTGTTGCTGTAATCTGTCCGTTAGGATAAAAATTACAATCGTTTGTTACATTAAACTCTTGGCAAGTAATGTCAACACCTAAATAATTATATATAGCGGTTGTTACTCCAGAACCCATTCCAGCAACTGTACTATACTCAAAAGTATATGCACCTTGCAAAACATTAGACGAAGTGTCTAGTGGTAAATTATATAAAGCAGAAGTGGTTGAACCTGTAATAAAAGCATTACCTAATGTGCTTTTATTCAAAATTAAATTTCCTGCTGGGTCATACAACCTTGCGTAAATAGTTGCAGAAGGAGAAGTTGTTCCTTGGTACTTTTTTGTAGAAACATTAAAACTGAGAGTAGTTGCCATTTTCTTGCGAATTATACACAAAGATAAAAAAAATAGGGTACAAACTGTACCCCATTTCAGATTATTTATATCTTTTGTTTAAGACAAAGCCTTCTTCAGTTGATTGTATAACTTTTTCTCCTTAGAGACGTAAGTAATCAGAAGTCCCTTCTCGTCAAAAGGAATGTCAGCAACGATGGTTTCTTTGCCGTTAAGCACCATAACCACCTGATCTCCATCCTCATTAGACTTCAAAACACCTGCGGCAATTGCCTTGTTAACTAAACCCTCAGCATCTGATTCAACCTCATGCTGTGTGAATTGCTTAATAACTGTGTTTTTGAAGTTTTTACTTCCGTCCATTGTAGAAAACAATTTAGCGAGGATAATCTCCTTACTATCATCCTCTTCTAGGGCAACGTAGTTTTTAGCAAAAGAAATCAATTTGTCCATTGACAAGTTTGACAATGCAACTTTAGCATTTGCTTCAGCAAGAACATCGTTTGCTTTAGTTGTAGCATCAGCGTGTTGAACTAAGAAACGGAATGGAGAAATATCATTTCCTTTTAAACCGTTGGCAAATAACTTACTGAAGTTATAACAAAACCAAAGAAGTTCAATATCTTCAGATGGTTTGAAAATAAACGATGTGTCTATTACAATATTCTTTTCTGCGAAGTAAGAAGATCCATCCCCACGATATCGTGCAGGTTGGTTTGAGAAACGAATTTCTCTTTGCTCTCCTGTTTCATTATCCACCCACTTGTTTACAAGTAAAATGTTATGGGTTGGTTTTGAGAAAACGAAAGGTGATGCCGGATTGTTTGTTTCAATCTTTTGTACAACTCCATCGTTATAAGTAATTCGAAGAATTTTATTCTTGTTCATGTAATCAGGAAACGCTTGTCTCAACTGATTCAAATCCTCTTCATCAAGGATGAATTTTTGGCCATCTTGAAATAGCATAGTTGTATTTTTATTATTGTTGTTTTTGTGTGTGTTTAGTAAATTGGGGAGAGAGTTTCCTCCCTCCCCTCTTTACATATTTTTAGACTAAGATTAGTCTGTGATACGAGTGAATTGCTCCAATGTGAAGAAGTCAAATCCAAGGTCAGATGACAAGTAAAGACGAGCAACGTCAGTTGGTCCAATCTTACGAGCAGAAGCACGACCATCGTCTGTGATTTCCATGAAGCGGCTATATCCGTCCATTTCCTTGTAAACCAACTCGATACGATTGCGAAGAACTCCTTCAGCATCTTGAACTTTGTTCAATGGGATAATCCAACCGCGGCGGCGTAACTGTGAAGTTGTGTTAGCAGCAGTAGTTGCAGGATCTTGCATGAAACGAGCGTTTTTCAATGCGAAGTTGTAACCGTCCACATTGATGGCCTGCCAAGAGAAAGTAGAGAACAAAGTCTCAGTTTGCTCCATGTTACCGCCAAAGAATACATCAGCAATGTTTTGAGTTGTAGCATTAACCAAGTTAGCGTTTTGGATGTAAGATCCAGATGCGCTGTTCAAATCTTGGTTCAACTCAGAATACAATTCAGTAGTCAACCAAGCCAAGAACAAGTTACTTGAATAACGGCGGCTCATTACGTTAGCAATGGTACGGAAGTCAGAAACATCAAAGTTACCTGCACCACCAACGCTGTGAGTGTAACCACGAGAAGTGATTTCAGCATCAAGACCAGAGAAGGTTTGAGGAACACCTGAGTTAGTTTGAGACTGACCGAAAATCATTGATAAAGCGATTTGCTTAATCAAACGATATTCAGCCTCGTCTTGACCTTCGTAGAAGAATCCGTTCATCTTCTTAGTCTTGCCATCTCCGTACTCAACTTCCATCCATTGTGGAGCGTTAGTTTTTTGAGTACCAGAAAGTTGATAAGTCTCTTTGAAGATTTGAGTCTTCCAAGTGTACTTAGTCCAGAAAGATTGAGATGAAGTTGGTTGGTCTGTTCCTTCGTCCCATGCAGAACCAACTACAACGAAGATATCACCTGCGGTAGCAGCTGAGTTAGTTGTAGAAAGAAGTGGGCGAATAGTTACAGCAACACCTGTAACAGCAGTTACAACATACATTGGTAAAGTTGCAACACTAGTGTTCATCAACACTTGACCTACTTTAGCGTAAGTGTAAGTTGCAGGTTGATCAACGAATGGGAAAGACAAGTTAGCAGGGGCTACAGCACCACCAGCCACAATATCAGAGTTGAAAGTCAACGGCAACCCTGCACCTGGAGCAGCAATAGTAGCATCAACAACAACTGGAGCGTCATAAAGACCTTTCTCCCAGTGCCATCCTGTTACGTTTTGCACACCACGCTTCATTCCTAATCCCATCAAAAGTTGGAAGTCAGAAAGACCGTTGTCACCGAATTTGTTTTTAAGAGTACGCAAGTAATGAGGCACTAATAAGCCTGTAGTGTAACTCGCGTCAAATAAAGATAGTAACGAACCATTCAGACCTGCTGAAGACGCTACTGGAGTATTTGAAGATGTTCCAAAAGCCATTTTGGTAAAATATTAATTAGTAAAAATTGTTTTGTTAACTTCTACAACTGTTTTTCAAAGTATTGCAACAATTGACTCTTCTCATTACTTCCACCCTGCTTTTCCGGTCTAGCAACAGGCGACCCATTATGAAACTCTTTAACCGATTTTTCTAGGGCCTCCCCTTTAGCGGCTGTTATAAGAGATTTATAAATATTTTTTGCTTCTAAATTTTCTATTCGGCTCCGAACATATGTGTTTATAAGCTCAATACTTTGGTCATCTGGTAAAGATGGATTTGAAGCGATGATATTAGCAATCTCTTTTTGGAGTTGAGTTCGGGTCTCCGCAGACACCTGCGCCTTCACTTTATACCCCTCAAGGTCATACTCCACCTCTTTCAAATCAGTCAGTTTTTCAATTGTAGGCTTCCATTCCTGGATTGCCTTTGCAACAGTCTCTTTAGACTCGTTGTATTGGTTACGCAAAGATGCAACAAAATCTTTATTCTGTCCAATATTTTGTAATTTTTCTTCTACTACAGCAATGTTTTTTCCAATCTTCATCTTCATCACCTTTGGAGCGTCTTCAAAAGTAACATCTGCGTAGGTGTTGTTCTCGTCAGCGATTGCTTCACACAAGTCTTCAAAAGACATATTTTTCAAAAGATCAGGCTCTTGAATAACTTGAGCAAGTGCCATGACTTGGATAGGGTTTTGTTTAATCTCTTCAGATGTCTTACCTACAAATTTGTTGGCTACATCTAGGTCATTAACTCCTGTGTTTCTGATAAACGAGTTAAGACTAGCAAGTCTTTCATTTGCAAATGGAGACTCTAACTCTTTGATTAAAGTTTCTTGTTGAGAGATAAGAGGCTCATACTCTTCGTACTTTCTCGCTCTTTCTTCGTAGGTAGAATACTTTTGTTTAATTGAGTCAATAGACTCAAAGTCTCCGAAGATTGCCTTTAAGTCAGACGCTTTAAAGGTTGTCTCCTCATTAACAGTAGGCTCTGGTGCAGGAGCAGGTTCACCACCATTATCTATTGGTGTTGGTTCAAATGCAGGTGCTTCTTCTCCAGAAGGCATCGGTGCAGGAGTTGGGTTCTCCAAACCTAAGGCATTAAAAATGCTCGTAGGCGTACTTTGTTCTTGATTTTCCATTATGTGTTATTTTTTGTGTTTATGCGCTTGGTTTACGGAACTTACCTGTAATTTCAGTACCAGTCTGTTCCTGTAAGTATGCCTCTGCTTTAATTTCCTCAATACTTCCTTGGGTTTCAGCGGCAATAATCATTTGCTTTTCTTTAATTCTAATGTTAGAGAGAGCAGCTTCTTTCTCCACTTCAATCTTTGCAGCCATCTGCAATAACTCCATCTCACCTTTCTGTTTCATCAACTCTAACTCTTGAAGAGATTGTGCTTGTGCCTGTTGGTTTTGTGCAGCCATCTCATCGTTATACTTTCTCTTCTTTGCACTCTTGTATGTCAAATACCAAGTAGCCTCTTTCAATCTACCCTTCTCTAACATCTCTAAAATCATAGTGTAGTCAGAGAGTTCAATTTCAGGCATTCCATTGCGACCTACTTTGAGAGCCGTTTCTGCCGCCTCTGCAATTTTAAACTTCTGAGTTGCTGATATCTTATTACTTAAAGAGATTCCTAACTCGTCTAGAGTGAAATCAGCAGCAGGCATTAAATAGTCAATAGATGTTTTGCCAAATACTTCCGCATAATAATCCTTTACCTCTCTATCAAAACGCATGGTAGTCATAGCGCGAAGGGCAATGTTTTGACCTGCCTTAACTTTCAAACGCTCCAAGGCTTGTTGTAATGGCCACAAAGCATTATTAGTTGCTTCAACCTCCATTTCTGCGACACCAACTAACTTCTCTCCCTTTGCAGGAGACCCAGCCATTGTTGGAGTGATGCCTGTAATCTGAAGTAATTTCTCTACATCGTGTTGGTACGCTAAAATCCATTCAGACAATTGCTTACCAATACCACCTTCCAACTCTTCAAAAGATTTGTTGGTGTTAACCTTACCTCCTAGGAGAGAAGATTTATAGAAGAAGTTTCCTGTGTGAGAATATACTTGAACGAGGTCAAATGGTGTGTACATTGAACCTGCGATACTATTAATGTTTAACGCTCCAATATCAATTGCGATACCCTTTGGAGCAGCGGCTAATTTAGCGGCTTGTAATTTAAGGTGGTTGATTTGAAGAGAGTCGTAAATAGGTATGGCAGTTTCTGTGATTGACTTACCCGGAATCTTTTCAAAACGGTAAGAGATTTGAGGCTTTTGTTTGCTCACTCTCTTCATATTTTTTTGCTTACCACCTACTGTGATGTTTGCCCCTGGAAGGAAGTATCCTTCGTAAATAACGTGAGCGTCAACAATAACAGTTTTCTTTTTATCCGTATTTACATATTCCCCAAATTTATCTGAGTAGAATGTGTGAATACCATCACGATCTTTCTTTTTATAGAACTGAGTGTCCTTTGAAATATATTCAAATTCAAGAACATCTACAAAGAAGTCATCGTAACGCATACGGTCTGTAATAGTGTCACGCTGTGCGTACCAAGACCAACCATATCTGTCATTAGAGTAAGTTAAATCAAATGCCCACTTAGCAATTCTATTAACTTGTTTTTCAGTATCTTCTTCGCTCCATCCGTTTTGGATAAGGAGGTCACGAACTTGAGGAATACTATATTTTTCAAAGTGACCTGCAAAAGGAGTATTATCCCCTTGAGAGTCATCGGTCCATGCACAAATAAATTTGGTTACGTCAACGTACTTAACCTTTGCCATTCCTGTGTGAGCATCGGTGTAATCCTTACAAACCATAAAGTTGAAGTTAATTGCATCGTCTTTTAACTGACGCTCAATCTTACCCCAATCGCTATTTGTAAAACCTAACTCTATTAACTTCTCTAAAGTAATTTCTAAATTTTGTTTGAAACCACCAAGACTTTCGAACACATCTAACTCAACATTATTTTCGGGTAAAAACTCTCCCTCTCCTGTTTGAGGTATTCCAATCTCTCTCATTAAAGGCTCCATCTTAGACTTAACGTAAAGAGTTGCCTTATCTAATGCTTTTTTATTTTTAATCTCTGGGTTAATGCAGTCAACTTGAACTCGTTGGTTGTCAGTACCTACAACAGAGTGAATGATTCTTTTTAGTTCGGGAGCGATTGAGAAAATCTCAAAGTTCATGTTGGCATATCCCTTTCTACGAATACGTTGTGCTTGTGGGTTTGGACTTGATACACTTGCTTTTTCTTCCCCACGCTGAATCCACATATCAATATACTTCTGTTGGTTTTGTCTTCCCTCAGAGTAATTTCTTATTTCAAATAAACGAGCAATATCTTGACGACCAAAATAAGTTTTGTTATTTTCGTAACGATAAAAAATAGCACGACCAATTTGAGACAACCAGTTATTGTCTTTCTTTTTAGGATCGATATCATCCTTTGGCCACAAGATAGTATATTCGCTCATACTTTAATAATAATCAAATGTATCAAAAAGTTTTGAATCTATATTCATAGATTGCTCATTTAATTCTACAAATTTAGGGTAAACTGACTTACTTCCCAAAAGTGCATAGCCTCCAGCAGCAAATAAATCGTATTTTGTCATTTCTTGCTTACCGTCAATATTCGCACACTCCTCCAAAATCTCTATGTGATTTTCTCCCTCTACTCCGTTTTTGAGGTAATGTTCCCAACTATCAAAGATATCCTGCTTTGCAGAATTACTAGATCCATCCGTAGTAATTCTACCCGGCAATGGTTTTCTGAATCCATTTTCGTCCATGTCGTATAAGAGATACCCTCTCAACCCCCACTCTAAAAACTTTTCGTAGAGGAAGGTGATATTCATCTCGGGATAGAGCATTGCTCCAAAGAACATACAAGCCTTTGCCATATCATCGCAATACTCCTCCCTTCCAACATCTCTTTGTTTGTAAGTGAGGACAAACTTGTCTGATGTCCACATTCCTCTTGGTTTAATAAGAAGACCTGTGTCACCATCAAGATGTTCGTCTTTCTTGTAATACATTGCCCCTGCATTGTAAGACTTTTTCTTACCGCTTACTTCATGAGATTCGTATTTGGCAGGGTCAGCTCCCATCACAAACTTATTCATAACAGTCCACCCTGGCTTCCAAGACTCTAGTTCAGAGTCCCACTCTTTTATATTTCTTGCACCAGCAGGGGGGAGATATGAGATGTTAAACTTACCTTCATCATCTTCAACAAGTTTTACACGAGAGCATCTTCCGTTTTCCCACTCAAAGTTATATCTACGAGTCTTGTGTTTTTCAAACGTCAACTCAGTAATTCTCTTTCTTATTTTCAATACAGGGAAAGAAGAGTCTTTGGATGCCGACATAAAACACTCTTTTAATGTCATTGGGAAGTTTTGCATTTCCTCAATAAGTCCTGTTTGGTCACCATTCATTTCAAATGCTCTTCGCTTGTTTTGGAGATAAGTCTTTGCTCCCATCGAAACAAACTTTCCGTCAACATTCTTAGTCGGCTTCTCCGGATCTTCAATAATGGAATTTCCAAACTCATCAATGAATCCATCCAATCCATCGTGGGCAGGGAAGAACAAAGTGAGTAGACCAGTCATTGTCTGTCCGTTATCGTTCCTTTCGTTGAAACGAGAACCAAGGATAAGTTTCTTCATCTGCTCACCACCACCCTTTTCCATCTCTCCGAGAGTTGAAGTCAATAGTCCAACACCATGTATGTAAGGACCTTGTGCAAGACACTTCATAACGACTCTCCATCTGTCAACAACATTAATGTTGATACCTGCCTTAGGGTCAATCTTTCCAACCTCATCGTGGTGAATGAAGTGAAGTTTTTCCATGTCATATGCTCTCTCTCCAGATGGTCGGTGGTTAATCCAACCCTCGTGTGGAGGAAGAGAAGTTGTTCCAACACCACCTGCTGTTCTATTTGCTGGTGCCGTAAATTGTATGGCTTCTTTTGGAACGGAAGACCCTTCCGTCATCAACTTGAAAAAGAAAGGCATCCTTCTCAAACGCTTTGCAATGTGATCCACAAAAACTTGAGTGGAGTGGTAGTCCGACATACTTTGGATACCTCCAAATCTTTGGATTCCCATCGTTGCCGTAATGTACCAATTCATAAAACCTGCACGAGATGTCGCTCCCTCTCTTCGGTGTTTTGGGTAAATAACTCCGTAAGTTGTTCTCTCTCCTGTGTCTACAATGTACTCACCTTTTTCTACATAACAATCCCTGTGCTTCTCCTTAAACTCATCTACACTTTTTTGCATATTGAAGTAGCGTACATAACTCTTTTTCTTTTCGAGGTAAACTACTTTGTATTTATAGAACGCTTCCTTTGTTGTGTATGCATACATAACAGTCAAGAACCATCTTCTATCTCTGTCTCTATACTCTGCTAATCCTTTTGTATTTCTTCCGTTACCAATTGGCCAATAGTTCAAGTAGGTATATTGACACCCAGGCATATATGTTGGCGTTCCGTTGTTAAAGAAAAAGTAACCCTTGTAATGCCTCTTGATTTGTTTCTTAATCCATTGAATCTCTTTGGAGTAATACGAAACATCGTTAAATAATTCCTCATCAATGTCTTCTAACTTAACTACATCTTTCGGCTTCATCTGTTTTTTTCTACGAATCACAGATTCAATCTCAGATAGTTTAGAGGGCATCTCTTGGTAAGTAAACTTCTGCTTTTCGGGAGGAAGTCCGTAACCCTCAACTTTCTTTATTGCCTCTTCATATGGCAAGTTATAATACTCTTCGAGAGAAGGGACTTTGATTTTTATTGGATACAAATCCTCATCATCGTTATTAACGACAATGAACTCCTCGGGTTGATTGTATTTATATTTTACTTCACGCATCTATATCAGGGAATACATCTCCATTTTGTTCAAACTCACGAATGTACTCTTCGGGTCTTATGCCGAGAGAATCTAACAATGTAAACTCCGTTAACTCGTCTTCTAGTTCTTTACTTTTTTCACCTTGAAGAAAATCTGTTTTTGAGGATGCAATTTGCGACATCGTCATATTAATAATTTCTCTTCGAGTCTTTTCCGCTTGAACTATTTTAGCTTGAGCAACTTCGTCTTCAGCCTCTAATTTAATCTCTAATTCAGTATAACGCAAGAGGGCCTCTTCCGCAGACTTCCAAACCATGTACTGCTCACCACCCATCAACATAAGGAAATAGATTGCCCTTCTGTTAACACCTTTGATTTTCCAGTTGAGCATATCTTTAATTACATCCTCGTATGGAGGCTCAATGTTTAAACATTGTAACGCCCAAACTTTCCTTCTCTTCAAGTCGGGAATACCTTGGCCTGGAGAACCAAGGTCGTACATATAAATCAAATATCGCATAACGATATCAGGATCTAACTTCTTAGGTAAATCAGGTGCCGAGAATATTATAGAGAACTTAGATAAGTCTGAAAACTCAAAAAGCACAGGTGTGCCTAATGGTATTTTATGAATAGGATATTTTAGTTTGTTAAACTCATTCTGTTCAAACTTCATACGCTAGAATTTCATTATGTCTGATGAGATGATATTCTTCTTTCAACTTTTTATTTAACCCTGCTTCTAATGGTATTCCGCAATTCTTACGTCCTAATATGATTGATCCAACAGGAGGTACAGCGTCTTTTCCATACATTATTTCATGAGCAGGTGATGGACCACCAACAGCAATTACTTCCCACTCAAATTCTTTAAACTTCTCATCAAATGCTTCGGGTATAAATAACAAAGATTCTTTAGGTTTTTCTGGAACTTGTTTTATTAAACACCAACCATCTTGAGGAATAAGTTCACCATTTCTAATTGTTAGATAAACAAGATCAGGTCTTACCAAAAGAACTTCCTGATCATCTATGTCAATAATGCGTTTGTTTTTACCCTCACTATATGCCCCTACAACTTCTCTAATCTCTACATATTTAACAAACACTTCGTCTCCTTTTTTCCACCTTCCGTAGTCTTTATAAACTACACAATCTGTGTTTGTCCAGTAGTCAGCCTCTTCAGAAGCACTTCGTATTACCATGTGAATTCGCTTATCCCCAACGTCAACACCATCCGCTAGATGGTCTTTGTATTTCATAACTACAGGCAAATAATTCAAATACTTCATTTTGAAAATATTAAGTGTGTTTTTTGTGTGTGAATTGATGTACTTTTGTACAGCATCGTTCTGATGCTTGATTTTTGTTATTGTGTTCTTTATTTGTGTGCAGAAAATGGGGACAAAGGTTCCCATTTTTTGTTAGTGATCTCGTACTTGTGTAAACGTAGGGAGCAACAATATTGCCTCTCTACCATTCTCTGTCTCATAGGCAGTATCAAATGACAGAATGTAACCACCGATTGGTTTAGGAGGTCTTCCTTTTTCAACGTGATATCCAAAGTCACCTACTCCGTATTCCTCTTTGTAAGCTGCCGTTCTAATATGGTGAACATATCTATGCTTTATAAAGTAGCCTCTCTTTGAATGGTGTTCAAGAGATTCTTGTCCGTCAATCACATGATATAACTCGTGAACGTGGCCCATCCAAATGCAATCTGCTCCAGAAATCATAACACCCATTCGGTTGTTTTGTATGGTTCCCTTCGTGACCGGTCCTCCGCCCCCCGTCCCATGGTAGTATTTCACGTTAAACGAGAATGTTGCGTGTTTCTTATGCTGAACTTGCAGTTTCCACCAACCTCCGTAACCACCAACATAAACACTTGTCTTGTTCTTGTAGTTTAACAAGTCAACAAAACGCTGGAGAGGATCTGTCTCTGTGTTTTTAATGATTGCCGTTTCATGGTTTCCGTAACCAATCCACAAAATATGTTCAGCGTAAGGAGACCACCAGTCAACAGCGTCTTCAATTACAGCGTCAAGATAGTTGTGTACATTGTGTTCGGGACGAATGTCTTTCTTATTTCTCCGAGGGTCCCACTTTCCTTGCATAAGGCATAGGAAGTCCCCATTGATTACGATTTTTATTCCGTTCTTAACAGCGTAGTCAAGATGGTTTTTTAATGTTTCTCTCTTACACTTCGGATTGTCCCAATGGATATCTGAAATCATAAGAAACTTGTCTGTTGTTGAACACTCTGTAACTAGAATGTTTTTGCCGTACTTAGTGGTTTGCATTATTATGAAATTCGTTAGATTTTAAAAGCGTGAAATATTCCACGAATGATTGATATGGAGCGTCTATAATTAGAGGCTCTGTAGATCCGGTGATATATACTAAGGTTCGTGAACCTATAGACGCTGAACCATCGTTACGAAATTCTACGTCTGCTTGTATTGCGGCAACTTTTGTTATGTCAAATATTATTGGCACAGAGTCCGTATACAGACCTTGTCCAGGATTGCTTTCAATTTCTTCTTCGCTATTCCATACTACGCAGGTAGTGGCACAAAGCACAGGAAGTGGTTTACTGTTTTCCTCTTCCTCCTCTTTTCTCTTCTTGGACTTAAAGAACATACGGTTAATTTTATCCAAAAATACAAAAATCCCCCTAAAGAAGGGGGACTTTGTTTTTATATTAGAATGGGAGGTCGTCTTCTGTGCCTTTTGACTCCCCCTGTGGAACTTCTGTCTGTGGTTGTGGCGTGGGTTCATTTTGTGGTTTTGCCTCCCCTTCTATTTTCCAAACTTGGAGAGAATTGTAAACCCTTCCGTTGTACTCCCTACCCTTTAAATTGAAGTGAGCGTCAATCTCATCTCCAGCACTAAATGGGTCAATAAGAAGGGTGTTGTTGTTAATTAGTTGGAACTCTACTAACTCTGGGTACTTACCCTCTAGTTCTAGGACAAATGTTCTAATAGAAAATTTGGCACTCTTTTGTTCGGTGTTACCTACCGATTTGATTTTTCCTTTTACGTTCATTGTAATTTAATTTTCACAAATGTATGAATTATATTGAAAGGTTCTTCGAATAGTTTTTAACATTGTTGTGTATAAAATATTTTTAGGATTTTGATTTGGATAATGTATATTTGCCAATAATTAACACATAACAAAAATGAACGTAGATAAAAATATACCGATTCCAAGCACAAGTGGGAGAGGTAGAAAAACCGAATATGTTTTGCCAGATATGGAAGTTGGAGATTCTTTCTTCGTTCCTGGAGAGACATCAAAATACCTTGCTAAACTTTTCTACCAAAAGAAAAAGAAGAACTACGAACTAACTGCCCGATCAATGGACGGTGGAGTTCGTGTTTGGAGAGCAGCGTAATTTTTATTATCTTTGTTTCGTTGGAGTCGAGGCCAGCAAAATAAACAAAAAATATTAGCCCTGTTGAATGGTGTGAGACCTCGACCTCCCCATTCTTCGGGGCATTTTTATCTTAAAAAATTATGAATACAACAACAATAGTTAGAGCCATCGGTGAGCATGAACTTCTAATCTTTGAACCTATTAATCAAGTTTATGTCCCAAATGGGAAGGCTTTTTATACGGATTATGAAATTGATGAAATTATACAGGTTCTCAATAGAACTAAAGAATTTTATTTGAAAAACAAGGAGATTTTGGAATTTCATGAAAAGATTGAAAAAGAAAAATCAGAAACTGAATTAAGTGTAAACGCTTATAATTTAAGAAATAAAAAGAAAAAAAGTAGAACTACTAATTTGTATGTAATGATAGACAATCATACTGGTCATTATAAAATTGGAAGAAGCGATAGTCCAACAAAAAGAGAGGCTACTTTACTTAGTCAAAAATCATCAATAGAACTATTATTTTTTTTCCCAGGAACAACAAATCAAGAGAAGATGTTACATGAAATTTTCAAAGATAAATGGGTTAGAGGTGAATGGTTTGACTTAACAAATAACGATTTAATGTTATTAAAAAAAATAGGAGGTTTATTATGAGTTTACATTCATTTGAAGTTGAACACGCTAAACGATATGGTTTAGCAGAAGCGGTTTTAATCAAGAACTTTAAGTTTTGGATTGAACACAACATTGACCAAAAATATAATTTCAAGGATGGAAGAACTTGGACATATATTTCATTGAAAGAACTTGCCAAAAACTTTGATTACCTTTCAGAGAAACAAGTTAGAACAGCCATAGATCATTTAATTAAAGATAAAGTTTTGTTAAAAGGCAACTACAATAAACTCGCTATTGATAAGACTTTATGGTATGCTTTTGTTGAAGAAAATAAGTTTGTTAAACCATATGACCGAATGGAAACTCCATTTGCCCAATCGGGCAGACCATTAGACCAAGAAGTCAAAGCAATACCAGATACACTAAACATATACAGTAATACAAATACAAATAATAATATATCGGCAAAGCCAAAAAAGAAAATTTTTGTGCCGCCTACATTAGAAGAGGTAAAAGTATTCTTCAGAGATAATGGTTATGCCGAAGAGATAGCAATAAAGGCATTTAAACATTATGAAGAGAATGACTGGAAAGATTCGTATGATAACAAGGTTTTAAACTGGAAGAGTAAGATGAGGAACAATTGGTTTAAAGACCAATACAAAATACAAGAGAGCAAAATAAAGGTGAGAGATATATTCGGAAGCACACACTTTAAAACTCAAGACGAAATAAACAAAGCTGAACCAGGATTTTTCAATAAAATATGAGCAACTACCAAAAATTATCTGCCCTTGGAATTGTCTGCAAGGATACCTCGGCACAACAAAAAGTAAACTGTCCGTTCTGCAAAGACACGAGAAGTAACAAGAAGGACAAGAGTCTTTCAGTAAATGTCGAGTTAGGTGTGTACAAATGTCACTACCCAAACTGCGAAGCCTTCATGGGTAAGAGCGTAAACAAGTCGGACCGAAAGGTTGAGTACTTCATCCCAACATCTAAACTTCAGAAGGTGAGCGACAAAGTTCTCTCTTGGTTTGAGAAGAGAGGGATCTCCAACAACACTTTGCTGAAACTGAAGGTTACGGAAGAGGAGTGTTACTTTCCTCAAGCCGGGGAAAATAGAAACGCCATATGTTTTAATTACTTCCGAGGAAGTGACTTGGTTAACATCAAGTACAGAGATGCGGCAAAGAACTTTCGGATGGTTAAGGATGCGGAATTAATCCTCTATAACTTGAACTCCATAGAAGGCTATAATTGGTGTGTAATCGTTGAAGGTGAAATGGACGCTCTGTCTTTGGAAGAAGCTCAAATTTACCCTGTCGTAAGCGTTCCTAACGGAGCAACGAAGGGAAACCAAAACCTCAAGTATCTTGATAACTGCATTGACGCATTTGCCGACAAGGAGAAGGTTATCATTTTCACCGATAACGATTCATCTGGTCTCTCTCTTCGTGAGGAGTTAACACGAAGACTTGGTCGGGAGAAGATTTGGTATGTAAACATTCCAGATGGGTGTAAGGATGCTAATGAGATTCTAGTTAATTACGGAGTAGAGCTTCTTCAAAAGGTTGTAGCAGAAGCCTATCAAATTCCAATAGAGGGCATTGAGAAGGTAAATGACGTAAAGGAGAAAATATCTGATATATATCTTAATGGGTTTCCTCATGGGTTGAAAGCAGGGTTTAATCAATTTGATGAGCATATCTCGTTCCGAGGTTCAGAGTTCACAATTATTACAGGAACACCCAACGCGGGAAAGTCAACTTTTCTGAACAATTTACTTGTCAGATTGTCTGCGAAACATTCGTGGAAGATAGCAATGTTTTCCCCAGAAAAGCAACCTACAGAGATACTTTTTTCTGAACTTGCTGAAATATTTATCGGGAAGCCTTTCTTCTCATTTGTGCCTACTGCAAAGATGAGTCAAGAGGAAGTTGATAAGGCAAGAGACTTTGTTGAGGAATACTTTTACTTCATGAAGATTGATGAGATGGATGTGACCATTGATGGTATCCTAGACAAAGCCGCTGAACTTGTTAAGCGTAACGGAATCAATTGCCTTGTGATAGACCCTTGGAACTATGTTGAACACCAGGTCCCAAAGGGAATGAGTGAGACGCAATACATTTCAGAGGCACTCACCAAGGTTAAACGATTCAAGGATCGTTACGGAGTCCATGTGTTTGTTATTGCTCACCCTACAAAGATTAGGAAGGAGAACGGTGTTTATGTTATGCCGACTCTTTATGACATAGCCGGATCTGCTCACTTCTTCAACAAGTGTGATAACGGATTTGTTGCTTACCGAGACTATGTATCTGGGCAAACCCTAATCAATATCCAAAAGATTCGTTGGTCTTTCATAGGTCGCGTGGGAGAAGTTCCCTTTGTGTACGATGTGAAAACAAAAAGGTTTGCAGAGATTGGAGATGAT